TTTGTTACTGATGGATCTTCTGTACAAATGATTGGCCGTGAAAGCGGTATGAACCAATTCTTTAGAGATGAGGTTGCTCAGTCAGAGCTTTCGCAAGTTTATGGCTTTGATAACTCAAAAGAAAATGAAGTTGTGTGGGGTGTACCATTAAACTCTAGCAGCATAACTAAAGAAATTTATTATAATTACAAAACTAATCAGTGGGGAATGAGAGATTCTTCAATATCAGCTTACTTAGATAGAGGTGTGTTTCAAACTGCATTATCAGGTAATAACAGTGGATCCTTGTTTAGAGAGGGTAATACTGAATCATTAGCTAATCCGAATGTATTTGCAATCACTAAAGCTCACGATCTTAACGATGCTGATCGTATTAAAGAAATATCAGCTATTCGAGTAGGTAAAGAGGGAGAAGGGAACCCAACACTTTCTGTAGGGTTCTCAAACACTATTGATGCCACTCCAACATTCTTACAAAAAGATAGCTTTATTATTGACGACACATTTAAGAGCTTCCCAATTAGAGCTGCCGGTCGATACATCACAATTAAAATCGAAAGCAATGGCTCTTCTGACAACTGGACAATTACTAACCTAGTGGTTCAAGGTCGAATGGAAGGTGAGCGATAATGGCTAATCTTCCAGCAGACTATAACAGGCCGGTACTTGAGGACGAGCTAAGAAGGCTTAATCAAAGAATTGATGACATGAAGACGTTGTTGACCTTTATTCCTGTTGTTGCGCCTGTTGTAGATCCCAAGATCGGCATGATTATGTATGCTGATGGTGAAGAGAATAATTTTAACGGTCACAGGGGTAGAGGGCTTTACCGCTACGACTACTTAAACAAGGATGTTGACAACGATTTAGGATGGATTAGGTTTGCAAGCGCTGACACAGAACCTTACGTTTTAACAGGCAATACTGGCGAGACTCATGTTTATGATTACTTGTCTGACTTTTTGCTTGTAAAGCACTCAAGAACATCAATTGGCACATGGACTGTTGCCTTGCCAGATCCAAGCGTACAGAAATACAGAACAGTTAGAATAGTGTCTGATGATTCTACAGACGCTAACCACAAAGTTGCTCTTGATCCAGGTGCCTTTACAATAGATGGCAGCACAGCAGATTACGAGATAAACAGGAACTTTGAAGGTGTCACTTTATTTAGCGATAGTTCAAACTGGATAATAATACAGGCGAAAGACAAGTAACGAGAGAGGTGAGAGGGGATGCAGAAGAGTCTAGTAAAGCTAGAGGTCGATCAGGTAGATAAGGTTTGGGATGCTTGCGTTCCAATACTAGAGAAGGCTATAGCTTACTCAGAAGGTTATTACGATATAGATGACCTTTACCAAATGGTAAAGAATGGGCATCAAGATCTTTGGGTTATGTTTGACGATCAGATTACTTTAGTTGGGACAACAAGAATTGTCCACTACCCAAATAAAAGCGTTTTAGAGATACCGTTTTTAGCAACAAAAGATAAGGGTGGGCTAGGTGATGCTAGATCTATGTTGAGCCAAGTAGAAGACTGGGCCAAGGAACAAGGCGTAGAAGCAACAGTATTTTTTGCAAGGATAGGATGGAAAAAGATTTTTCCTGAGTTTAAATTAAAACACACATTAATGATGAAAGATTACGAGGTTTAATATGGGCGGCGGCGGCAGTGCACCATCAGATACAACAACAACAACTAAACCATTTCCAGCACAGGAAAAGGCTTTAACTGAATTATTTGGTATGTCTCAAGCTGCATTTGATGCTGGCCCACAACAATTCTATCCAGGTCAGACAGTAGCAGATCAGGGCTTTAATACTTTAGCTGGTCAGCAGCTAGGTCTTGATGCTGCCGGTATTCAAGGTGGTCTTGGAATGCAAGCTGCTCAGAACTTGAGTGCAGCGTTTGATCCTAACTCAGCGCAGAGTCAGGCTGTAATCAATCCAATGATTGCTAACTTGCAAGGACAGATCTTACCATCTATTGGTAGTCAAGCTATCCAACAGGGTGCATTTGGCGGTGATCGACAGCGCATCCAAGAGCAGAGTGCTGCTGAGGCTACAGCAGGAGCCGCTACACAGGCTATCTTGCGTAATCAACAGAATGCCATTCAGAACCTTGGCAGCGTCCAGAGCGGCCTTTTAGCGCCTGCTAGGACTGTCTCTGCCGTTGGTGCTCAACAGAATGCTTACGAGCAAGCTCTTATTAACGCTGATAGGGAGCGCTTTAGATTCGAGCAAGAAGCTCCTGAAACTGCACTTGACCGATTGGGTAGCCGTATTAGCGGTATTAACCTTGGTCAGATTAGCAATACTTCTGGCGGTGGTGGTGGTGGCAGCAATGCAGCTACAGCAGCGGGTGCTGGACTAGCAGCTTACGGTCTATTTGGCGGAGGTGGATCGTAATGGGTTGGAGTCCTAACAGATCATCTAATAAACCCCCAGTATTGACTGACATGCAAAAGCGGTATGAGGCTGAAACTGGCAGCACAATGTTTTCTAAGCCTCCAAGCGGCTCAAACTTTAGAACCAGACTCGCAAAGGGTACAAAAAATAAAAAAGCCTTTGAAGAATGGTCAAAAACCACTGCTGGCATAGACGCAGGGAAAAACAGATTTAGCGAGATGATGGCTAATCGCAGTCAGAATCCTGTATTAGGTCAGACTCAAGCGGGAATGAGTGGCTTCGATAGGTTCCAAGCAATGCAGGCTGCAAGAGATAGTGGCACCCCTCAGCCAACACAGCAAAGAGGCGGACTTTCAGGAAATTTTGGTGTAGCTCCAATGACATCTGGGGATAGCAAAACAGGCTACGATAGGTTCCAAGCAATGCAGGCTGCAAGAGATAGTGCAAACTATAATGTAGATGGAAGCTCATTACCGCCAGGTGTTGTAAGTTGGGCTGATCTGGAGAATGGCTCCTTAGAAAATAAAATTCGAGCATACAACGCTGGGCAGCGCAGTGAGCAAGCAGCAAGATTTAACGCAGCAATGGGAGCTAACCCACTAATTCTCCAGCAGCTACAGATGGGACAAAGACAAATGGGGCCACAATTTAATGCCTTTGGTTTTGGCGCACAGCCAGGATTAAGCGCTCAAGGTGGTCAAGGTGGCAGTATGCTTGCGAACATATCCAGTCAGGGTATGAACCAGCTTGCAGCAGGTCAGCAAAATAACCCAACAATATTTAAAGCGAAGTCTTAATGTTTAAATACTTTAAGTTAGAAGATTTTAATTGCCAAGAAACAGGCGTAAACGGCATTAATGTTGAGTTTGTTTCAAAGCTAGATGAGCTAAGGGAAGCCTGCGGTTTTCCTTTTATCATTACTTCTGGTTATAGAGATCCTAGTCACAGCATTGAGGCTAAGAAGTCTAAACCTGGAACTCACGCTCAAGGCATTGCAGCAGATATAAAAGTAACAGGTGGAGCTCAAAGAATGGCAGTTGTGGAACACGCTGTTAAACTAGGCTTCACAGGAATAGGCGTAGCAAAGAGCTTCGTCCATGTAGATATAAGAGAAACTACACCCGTACTGTGGTGTTACTAATAGGATAAATCATGGCACTTCCATTCTTAGTACCAATGCTAATAGGCGCTGGCGTTGGCGCAATCACTAATCCAGATGATCGTCTTCGTGGCGCATTACTTGGTGGCACATTAGGTGCACTTACTGGTGGCTTAGGTGGTGCAGCAGCAGGCACAGCAACAGCATCCGGTAATGCACTTGCTGGCGGTTTGGCTCAAGGAGCAGGAGCTAGTCAAGCGGCACTTACAGCGGCTCTTCCTCAAGCTCAGCAAGCGGCCTTAGCAACAGCAGCTAAAGGTACAGCAGCAAAAGCAGCAGCAGGCACAGCAGGAAGTCTTGCTGGCGCAGGCGGAGGAGCAGCAGCTCAGACAGGATCAGCAATTCAAGGAATAAACGCTGCCAATGCAGCAGCAGCTCAGCAAGCTAACTTAATAAACTCAGTAACATCTGGAGCTACAGAGCTTGGGTTAGGCTCAACGGCTCCGCAAGCCATTCCTACAGTAGGCCAGCAAGTAAGTGCTGGAGCAACAGATCTATCGAATCTAGCAGCTCAACAGAACCCTACAGGTCTAAATAAGTTTTTATCAGTAGCAAAAGATAAGCCTTTAGAGACATCTCAGTTCGCACAGTCTATGCTAGGCGGCCAACAACAACCACAACAAGCTCCAGTATATGCAGCTCCTATCCAACAAGGCGGAGGTATGCCAGCGCCACCTTCTATAGAAGAAAGGTTAGCAATGACTGGCGGTAACGAACCTTCTTTTGTTCCTAAAGGCTTGTTTGAGGAAGAAAGACTTATAATGGATGACGAAGAGAAACTTCGTATGTTAAACCAACAATTTGCAGGAGCGGGATTAGTATAATATGGCTATCCAAGATGATGATTTTCAAAAAAGACTTAACGAAGCTTTAGGCATGTTTGGTCAAGCTTCTGCTGATATGCCAGTGCAAGCTGTAGATCCAGTCAGAGCAGAACGACTTGCATTTAAAGCGTCCCAAGGTGCTCCTGTAGCTTCTGTAGCTCCTCCCGCTTCTGTGGCTCCTGATAATGATCCTCGCTTGCAAGCAATGATAGCGAATCAAAA